GCCTTTGACTTGGTGTCCAGTGCTAGGGCTCCTATGGAGATTGTCTATGCCAACCATGCTAACAAGCTGAAGGCACTGGCCAATGAGGCACGTAAAGAGTGGGTGGCTACACCATCTGCTAAATATAATGCCTCTGCTAACCTCGTCTACAAGCCCGAGGTCGTGTCCCTCAATGCGAAGCTTAACATCGCACAGAAGAATGCGCCCATGGAAAGGTCCGCCCAGCTACTGGCCGAGTCCACCCTCAAGGCCAAGATGCAGGCCAATCCTAACATGGACAAGGATGAGCAGAAGAAGATCCGTGGTCAGGCTCTTGCTGAGTCCCGTCTTAGGATGGGTGCTAAGAAGGAGAAGATTGTACTGACACAGGCTGAGTGGAATGCCATTCAGGCTGGTGCAATCACTAACAACAAGCTCAATGCCATCCTTGATCATGCAGATCTGGATCAAGTCAAACAGTTGGCTACTCCACGGGAGAAGTCAGTAATGGTGCCAGCTAAGGTAACACAGGCTAAGGGTATGCTATCACGTGGCTATACACAGGCTGAGGTAGCAGAAGCCCTAGGCATCTCAACAAGTACACTCAACGAGTCCATCAAGTGAAGGGAGAATGATGATGGTTAAACGTACAATGCTAACAACGATTGACAATCCTTATGATCCATTCACACACTTCGATGAGTGGAATGCATGGGATGAAGAGGCCCGGTACTATACCAATGCCTACCTTGCTAGGGTGACTAGGACATCGGACGAACTGTCGGACGCTGATCATCATCAAGCAATTGAATGGGCTATCGATGAGATCGTAAAAGAAAACATCTTGGGTCTGTACAAGAAGGTCATCGAGCCGTGACGTAGGGGGAGGGGGTCTCGCAAATAGACCCCCCCTTCTGCATCGCCGCCCTCCCCAAAAATGCCCCGGGGGGATATTTTGTGAGAGCAAACCCACTTTTACCCGGCCTGAAGTCACTGGAACCAACCAAGAAGGAAGCTGAATGGCCACACAACTGATTACTCCAAACCCGGACATCTGGTGTCGACCGGGCTACTGTCTCGAATATGTCCGTAAGACCTATGGATTGCCGATTCGGTATGGCAATGCCACCGAAGCTTGGGACAACTCACCCACCAAACACACTGGTCGGGACTTTCCAAAGGGTCTTGCGGTCCCAGTCTGGTATGGACTCGACACCACAGACCTAGGTCACGTAGTTCTTCGGATGCCCGATGGCTCAGTCTACTCGACATCAGATCTTGGTAACGTTCCACACCACCATCCGAACCTCGCCGACCTTGAAGCATACTATGCTTACTACAAGATGAACCTCACTTACCGAGGTTGGACTGAAGATGTCTGTGGATTCCCAGTCATTAGTCTTGATGGCAGTATCTCTGCCCAAGGAACCATCACAAATTCTGAGGAGGAAGACGACTTGGCTAACTCTGTCGATCGTATCTACGAATTCACCACCACGCTGTTCCGTCAGTACCACGAAGCTTCGATCGCAAAGATCTATGGCTTCACCACCACGCTGTTCCGTCAGTACCATGAAGCTTCGATCAACGAAACTCGTGCTGCCCTCCGTGATGCCTTCAAGGCTTATGCCGAATCGCAGCCCGAAGAAGGTGCGACCCTTGATCCCAAGGACTTCGCTCTTCAGGTCGCCAAGAACTTCGATGACATCCTTGCTGCTGGCGTATCTGCCGTGGCTAACATTCCTGACACCATTGAGGTTGAACCCCTAGAGGTCGAAGGCGCACTGCTTCCATCACAGAAGCAGTAACAAACTTACCGGCAGGGTCTCTTTACATGGACACCAGCTCTCACAATCTGGGACTCATCATCTCACTCCTTTCAAGAGCTGCTTCGGCAGTCGAGAACTGGTGTCCGTGCTGAGAGACCCTGCCGGTATTTCAAACTAGGATGCGGATAACGCCCGAACGCATTAAATCGTGCTGGCTGAAAAATAAGCAGGTCCTTTCCCAAACTTTAAAACAACAAGGAGGTGCCTATGGCTACTCGCAATTCCTCCGAGTCTCCAAGACGGCGCCGTCCACCGGCAAAAACACCTGAGGCTCGAGAGCAGCAACTCATCTCAAAGTCTTTCGACCTAGTCGAGAAACAGATTGAGAGTGGTACCGCTTCCGCACAGGTGCTTACCCATTTCCTTAAGTTGGCTACTAAGCAGACACAGCTGGAGATGAAGAACCTCGAGTATGAGGGCAAACTCAAGCTGGCCAAGATCGATGCTATCGAATCCGGCAAGCAAATCGCAGAGCTCTATGGTGATGCACTTGCTGCCATGAGTAGGTATCAGGGTCGAGATGAGGATTAGGACGTATTCCGAGCTGCTTACAATTCACAGCTTCGAAGAGCGGTTCCATTATCTTCAACTCCGAGGTCTGGTAGGCGGAGTCACATTTGGGGATGAGCGTTATCTGAACCAAAGATTCTATCGCTCCACCGAATGGCGTAGAATGCGCGACCATGTCATTACTCGAGACCTAGGTAACGATCTAGCCATTCCGGGTCATCAGATTTTTGGTCGAATCACAATCCACCACATGAATCCTATGAAACCGGAAGACGTAGAACATGGTAACGCTGACATTCTTAATCCTGAGTTCCTTATATGTACCACGCACAACACACACAACGCAATCCACTACGGTGACGAATCCCTTCTACCTCAGCCTCTCGTAGAACGTCAACCGGGTGACACCAAACTCTGGTAAGAAAGGAGTAACGCATGGCAGAAACTGACAGCATCCTCGACACAACCAAGAAGATGCTAGCGATCGAACCAGATGATACAGGTTTTGACCTCGATATTATCACCCACATCAATAGTGTCTTTATGACACTTCAGCAACTCGGAATCGGACCCGTCGAGGGCTTCATGATTGAGGACAAAGACGCTAATTGGGCCACCTTCCTAGCGGTAGACAAATTCAATGCCGTCAAGTCCTACATGTACATGAAGGTGCGTCTCCTTTTCGATCCTCCCGCCAGTGGGTCGGTTCTTGCCTCGTTTGAAAGGCAAATCACAGAGCTGGAATTCCGGCTAAATGTTCTCGCAGAAGGAGCGCATCATTCATGAGTGAATCTGAAGAGTTTCTAGCTCATTACGGGGTTCCCGGAATGAAGTGGGGAAAACATAACAAGAGTAAAGAACCTGCTCGAGTTCTGAATCCATCCAAGGATCACAGCGAAGCTCAGGGTCTGAAGAAAAAGCATGTTTCGGAGATGAACAACGACGAGCTGCGAAAGCTTACGGCCCGTATGCAGCTTGAAAAGCAGTATAAGGATCTTACACCAAGCACCGTAAACAAGGGTAAAAAGCAGGTCGATGCCATTCTTAGTAGCGCCGACAAAGCAAACAAGATCGTCAAGTTCATCGACAGTCCGGCAGCAAAACTCATTGGTAAAGGCATCATGGCAGCCGTTGCGGTTGCTGGGGCTGCCGCTGCTGGTGGGGCTGCTGGGGCTGCAGCTAAAACTGCGGCACCCATGGTTCGACAGCTAGCTATCGGTCGATAACAATCCAAATGGAAGGAGGCCTGATTATCTAAGAACTACTCAGGCCTCCTTCTACACATTTGAACCCAGTTAGGGTTCCCAACAACCAAAGGAGCCCTTTATGCCTAATTTTCTTATCTACCCCAATATCGATGAAAACAACGGTTTTCCATCAGCTGTCAATCAAGCTATCGCCGAATCTCCGGAACTTAAAGCCGCTTTTGACCTCCCTAGTCGCCTGTCGCCTACGGAACTTAATGCCACCTTTGTCCGGTTCGAGGACGAGGCGGGCAACCCGCTACCATCCCGCAGCGTGGTCATCAAAGTAAGCGCCACGACCGGCGAAATCATCGACATCGTCTCGGAGGCGTAAGCAATGGCGTACATGAAAGACTCCACCGGCCGTCGCCTCGATTCCTTCGAGGTCGCCCCCACACCCCCCGTTGCAGCGGCTCCCGGCATCTACGACCGGCGACTGAACGTCTACAACCTCAAGCCATCCCACCTGCGACGGACCCGCATCGCCGCTGCTAAGGCACTGGCCGGTACCGCCTTCTGGCAGATGTCCTTTGTGGGCGACTCCATCACGGCAGGACAGGGCTCAGTCCCCGGCGTCTCCGGGTGGACTGACCAGCTTGCTTCGATGCTCAACGCCGCCGGATACGGGAACACCGGAAGCGGCTGGGTTCCTGCCTTCAAGAACCTCACGGATAACCGCTGGACCGTCGGCGCAGGCTGGGCGTCACAAGGGACGCAGTCCAACCTGCTCCAGAACAACACCACAGCCAACGAGCTCGCGTTCACGTCCATTGCATCCGGCACAAGCTGCCACGTGTACTACTACCAGGGCGCCGGGGCGGCCGGAACATTCACCGTCTCCATCGACGGCGGAACGCCTGTGACAGTGACGCCCGTAGGCGGCGACGCGATCGGCACCTACTCGGTAACCGGCCTGGCGAACACGCAGCACACAATCTCAATCGTTCGCACCGGGACTGCCGCCGTGAACATCACCGCTTGCGAGGTCCGCTCGGCCAGCGCGGGGCTGCACACCCAGAACGTCGCCATCGGCGGAGCTGGCGGCACAACCATCAACAGCACCAACGGGTTCGGGCTGTGCAAGATGACGGCCGTCCCATGGGGGGCTGACACAGTCTTCCTGGCGATTGGAACCAACGACGCGGTGGGTGGGGCCACGACGGCGACGATCACGTCCAAGCTGGCAACGGCCATCGGCCTGCTCCGCACGGGCAATGCTCCTGACATCATCCTCGTGAACGAGCCGCCCCGGAATGACGGGGATATATCGGCGCTCACCCCAGCGATCTACGCCACGGCGGATGCCTTTGATCTGCCGGTGATTGACTGGACGGACAGGTGGGGAACATACGCCGCCGCTTCCACCCTGTACGTTGATGCGGCTCACCCGACCGTGGCCGGCGCAGCCGACTTCGCCCGCTCGGTCATGGCCGTGCTGGGTCTGACCGGCAGCGCGGACTCGACCACGCCCGCGCAAGCAGTCGGCCTCAGAAGAACCATCGACACCTACTACGCCAAACATCAGGCCGTGCCCGTCGCTACCAAGGCAATGCCGCACTTCGCCGCTGACACTCAGCTCTCCGATGGTGTAATCATGGGCGGCACGGCGAAGATGGACCATGCTGCGACCAGGACGGCATCCGGTATCCAGCTTATCTTTGTGAACTACTACAACAACTCGGGCCGCGTTGAAGCTCCCGGCCCCAACAGCATCACTGTGGCGGCTGGGGTCGAGCAGGGAACCTCCGTCATCCCCGTCACCTTCAATGGAGGGGCGTCGTCCGTGGTCATCCCGCCGGGCGGCACGGTCATCTCTGACGTGGTCGGTGTCTACGTTGCCAAGGGGTCCACCTTCTACACACGCACCTACGTGTCGGTGGCATCGGGCGACAAGTTCCCGCGTGGCGGGCATGGTGCCTTCGCGTCCAACTATGCCAACCCGGCCGGTGCCAACCTGGCCGGACTCGGCGCGGGCGCACTTACGGGCGGAAGCTCGGTGCGCGTCTTCGCCCCTGCCGCAATCATTGGGCAGCCGATCGACACCGGCAAGGCGGTCGTTGGCATCGTCGGAGACTCCATTGGTGCAGGTGACAACGATAGCCAGCGCGGCTACGTGGAGCGCTCGCTGGGTGGCAACTACTCGTTCCAGAAGGTCACGTTCTCCGGTGAAGGGCCAATCTCGTGGGTGGATCTGGACGGAACGCAGCGCTTCCGTCGCGTCCAGCTCCTCCACAACGTTGGAGTCACCCACATCATCAGTGAGCACGGCGTCAACAGCATCGGCACCACCCTTGCCACGCTGCAGCCGCTGGTCATCAAGTATTGGAATGCCCTCGCGGCCATCGCTCCCACATGGCAGACGACCATTACGCCGCAGACCACCAGCACTGACGGTTGGGTGACCACCGGCAACCAGACTCCGATCAGCAGCAACGCCAACCGCATCCTGTTCAACAACTGGCTCCGCAACGGCGCACCCATGACCGTGGGCACAACCACCCCGGCGGCTGTCGGGGCAACGGGCAGCAACGTCGTCAGGGCTGGTCAGGCGGGGCATCCACTCATGGGCGTGCTGGAAATTGCGGACCTCGCCGAAACGGCCAGGGACTCCGGCATCTGGAAAGCTGGCTACACCACGGACGGCACGCATCCGGGCTCGGCAGGAACAGTCCCCCTGTCGGCTGGAATCCCCGCCGCAACACTGTTTGGGCCTAGCTAGTAGGCCATCCGCCATGCCGAGAGTCTAGGGCAAACAAGACCGGTTAAGTGCCCTAACTAATACGAATCAATCAAAATGGAAGGAGGATTGGCGATGAGCCTATCGAACACCGCAACACCCATCTACTATGGTAGGTTTCGCGACGCAGTAATCCGTGGAGAGATTCCCGTGAACAAGGAAATCTCACTTGAGATGAACCGCATCGATGATCTCATCGCCAATCCGAATTTCTACTATGATGACAAAGCAATCGACGGCTTTATTGCCTACTGCGAGAATGAACTTACGCTTACCGATGGTAGTGATCTGCGTCTTCTCGATACATTCAAACTTTGGGCAGAACAAATCTTCGGTTGGTGGTATTATGTCGAACGAACGGTCTATGTTCCCAGTGAAGACAACCATGGTGGCAAGTATGTTCGCAAGCGGATCAAGAAACGACTAGTTTCAAAGCAGTATTTGATCGTTGCTCGTGGCGCAGCCAAGTCCATGTACGTCGAATGCATTCAGGCATACTTCCTGAATGTCGACACTGCCACATCCCACCAAATCACAACTGCGCCTACCATGAAACAGGCCGAAGAAGTGATGTCCCCTTTTCGGACGGCGATTACCCGCGCTCGCGGCCCATTGTTCAAGTTCCTTACCGAGGGTTCTATGCAGAATACCACGGGTTCGAGGGCTAATCGTCTCAAGCTGGCTTCCACTAAGAAGGGGATCGAGAACTTTCTTACGAACTCGATTCTTGAAATCCGCCCGATGTCTATCAACAAGCTTCAGGGTCTCCGGCCCAAAGTCTCAACGGTAGATGAGTGGCTCTCCGGTGATATTCGAGAGGATGTCATTGGTGCTATCGAACAGGGTGCCTCGAAGCTTGATGATTACCTGATCATTGCGGTTAGCTCGGAAGGAACGGTCCGTAACGGTAGTGGTGACACAATCAAGCTGGAACTCGCAAAGATTCTTCGTGGTGAATATCCAAACCCCCACGTTTCTATTTGGCACTACAAGCTGGATACTGTGGAGGAAGTTGGTAACCCGGCTATGTGGCCTAAGGCCCAGCCGAACATTGATCTGACCGTTACTTATGAAACGTATCAGCGAGATGTCGAACGTATGGAAGCTGCTCCCGCTGCCCGGAATGATATTCTGGCTAAGCGGTTCGGCATCCCTATGGAGGGGTTCACTTACTTCTTCACGTATGAGGAGACTATCACTCATCGCCCCCGAGAATTCTGGCAGATGCCCTGTGCTATGGGCGCCGACCTCTCTCAAGGTGATGACTTTACAGCATTCACCTTCTTGTTCCCATTGGGAAATGGCCGATTCGGAGTCAAGACACGAAGCTATATTTCGTCACTGACTATGATGAAGCTTCCCGGTGCAATGCGTATCAAGTACGACGAATTCATCAAGGAAGGCAGCCTCCACGTTCTGGAGGGCACTGTTCTGGATATGATGGAAGTCTATGAGGATCTGGATAAGTTCATCCTAGACAACCAGTATGATGTTCGGGCCTTTGGTTACGACCCATACAATGCTAAAGAGTTCGTTATCCGATGGGAACAGGAAAATGGTCCCTTCGGTATCGAGAAAGTTCTTCAGGGTGCTCGAACAGAATCGGTTCCTCTGGGCGAACTTAAGCATCTGAGTGGCGAACGGTATTTGCTCTTTGATCAGGCGCTTATGTCTTTTGCCATGGGTAACGCAATTACTCTGGAGGATACTAATGGCAACCGTAAGCTCCTCAAGAAGAGACAAGAACAAAAGATCGACAATGTCTCGGCCCTGATGGATGCTTACGTGGCATACAAAGCAAATAAGGATGCATTCGAATGACTATAACTACTGATGAGTGGCTCGCTCACTATGGTGTCATGGGTATGAAGTGGGGTAAGCACAAAAAGCAGGAGGACCCTAAAGGTTCATCTCGTAGCAAGGCTCCCGAGGAAGTTACACTGTCCAAAAGGGAACAAGCCGTCTTGTCTGCCATTGGGGCTAATAGCCACACGGAAGCTAACATGGCTAAAATGCTTAGTCCAGAAGAGCAAGCTATGCGTAAAGCACATCGAAAGAAAGTAGTAATCGGTGTCGGCATTGGTGTTGGCGTAGCTGCCGTGGGTGTTGCTGCATTCATGATCACCAAAAAACAAATTCAGCTAAGCGAGATTAACGGGTTGGCTGAGAATCGGCAAAAAGCCGAGCGAATTATTGCTGGGCGAAAGCTTAGAGTAGAACAGATGGCTCGTGCAAAATCGGCTAGCATACAGAATCAAAAACTGTATGAGATGGAACAAGCCAAACAGGCAGCCTTTGCGGCATCGCCTATTGGCAAATTCATGGCATCACATGAGAACACCAACGTAGAGCGTGCATCCAATGGCTTATCTAAAGAGTACATTGACAAGCTAAGTCATGAGCGAATGGATTTTCCCGCAGGTTCGATCTTCAAGCGGATGTCGACTCAAAAGGAAACCGAAATCCGACCCGGCGGTTTCTACGCCTCGTTCAAAGATGAGGATGTAGAACGCTACAAAGCAGTTCTCCCTATTTACTGGAAGACGTGGGGGTTCCCGCCCAAGGAGGGTGAGGTTCAAGGATTCATCGTAAAGCTAACGAACAACGAGCACATCAAAGCACCTTCTCCCAAAGAGACTTTTGATATGTTCCGAGATCATCTCATGCATGAGCCAGTACCTCAAGTTTTTGGTGGGGCTAAATCCATGAAGGAGCTGTGGAGCTCTGGTGTTGAAACCGATGATGAGTTGGCTCGCAAGCTGTTCCCCAAATTTGCACAGGCTTGGGCTCAAAATGAAGATCCTCTGACTAAGAAGTTCTTTGCCAAGCTGAAGGATGAAGGGTTCAATGCCGTCATGGACTTCAATGATGCTGACAACCTTAGCAATACGCCTATGCGATTTCTTGATGGTAATTTGTTCAGCGTGGCCGGACATGAGGATCTAACGAAAACCATGATCGAAAAGGCACAGGACCTCATTGCCGAAATCAAGCACATGATTCAGGATTTCTTCAATAGGCTCCGTATCAAGTAATTCGAATTCGAGTAAGGGGAACAATGATGTGTCACCATACCACGAGGGACTATTTCTACAGCGTCTATACCAATAGCCGCATCTGCAAATACTGCTGGACATCTGAAGTACGCGATGAACCAGAGTCTGCGATACCTACTGAATGAAAGGACCACTTTGATGGGTCAAGAAACAGAAGAGTTCCTAGCCCACTACGGTGTCCCCGGTATGAAGTGGGGTAAGCACCAGAAGCAAGCTGATGCCGCCATCGCTACAGCCCGAACGAATCCGAGCCATAACAAGTTGGAAAAACGGATTAAAACCGTAGGCACAGTAGCTGGTGTTGCAGGTGTTGCTGCTTTGCTCGGAACCATGGCCCTTGGATCTATTTACATTTCATCATTCCATACTCCTGAGGGTATTGCTCGAATGACTAAAGGCGCTGAATTCATAGCCAAGAAAGCCAACACACCCTATAGTCAAGCGGTCGTGCTCAAGGGTGCCAAAATGCTGGACACCCATCTTGGGCTACGGTAGACCATCAACTAATTAGGAGCAACTAATGACTGCGACAGTCGAACAAACTGATGAATTTCTGGCGCACTTCGGTGTAGTCGGTATGAAGTGGGGTAAGCACAAGGCCAAGTCGGACAGTGGTGGATCATCGAGTGGTGGGGCAGCCGAGAAATCTGGACCCACTCGTAGGGATCTCAAGACCCTAGACAAGGCCAGCAAGAAAGCTGATCAGCAGGCACACAATGCCAAGATCGACAAGGCCCGTGCCGAGTATGACGCCAATGCTCGAAAGAATTACCTCGATGCAAAAGCCCAGTACAAAATTGACAAAGCCACTATCGGTAAGCGAGAAGCAACTAAGGCTTTCAATAAGGTCAAGGACAAGAACCTGGCCGATGCCGAAATTGCCAACCAAGCTAAATACGGTAAAGAACGCACTACAGCTCTTCTAGTTTCCGCGGGCTCCGTTGTCCTAAGCGGTGTCCTCGCCGGTCTCTCCGAGCACTAGCCTCCAGCATCTGTAACAACTAACCAAGGAAAGGAGGTGACTAATGGGATTTAGAGACCAAATCAAACATGCTTGGAATGCCTTTACTACACAGGACACAAGCGCTCCCGATCCATTCGGATCAGCATCCACATCATACAGTGCAAGTTATTCTGGTGCAACTAGTGTTCGACCGGATCGACTTAGAGTTCGAATTGCTAATGCGAAATCCATCATCCCGGCTATCTATAACCGAATGGCGATTGATATTGCAGCAGTGCCAATGCTGCATGTGATGCTAGATGAAAATAAGCGATTCGTCCGAGAAGTAACCAGTGGGCTGAACAACTGCCTAACTCTGGAAGCAAATATTGACCAAGCTTCTCGTGCATTTATGCAGGATGCCGCAATGACGTTGTTTGAAAAAGGCACGATCGCTATTGTTCCGATCATCACAGATAACGACCCTATAAATTCTAATGCGTATGACGTAAAAACCATGCGTGTTGGTGAGATCGTGGCGTGGCACGCACAGAAAGTTACCGTCAGTGTTTATGACGAACGGATAGGTAAGCGGAGAGAAATCGCACTTCCCAAATCCATGGTAGCTATCGTTGAGAACCCACTCTACACTGTGATGAATGAGTCCAACTCAAACCTTCAGCGACTCACTCGCAAGATTGGTTTGTTGGATGCCATCGATGAGCAGGCTGGTTCTGGAAAGCTAGACCTCATTATTCAGCTCCCCTATGTAATCAAGACTGAGGCTAAGAAGCAGCAGGCCGAACAGCGTAGAGGTGACATTGAGGATCAGCTGAAGGGATCCAAGTATGGTATTGCATACACTGATGGCACGGAAAAGGTTACTCAGCTAAACCGTCCGGCTGAGAACAACATGCTTGCCCAGATTGAATATCTAACTAAGCTACTCTACGGACAGCTGGGTATTACGGAAGACGTATTTAATGGTACGGCTAGTGAACAGGTCATGCTGAACTATTACAACCGAACTGTCGAACCCATTCTCTCGGCCATTGCGCAGGCAATGAAGCGGACCTTCCTGTCGTCGAATGCTCGCACTCGTGGGCAGTCGATTGAGTTCTATCGGGACCCATTTAAGATGGTAACCATCACTACAGTTGCTGATCTTGGAGACAAACTGATCCGTAACAAGATCATGACATCCAATGAGTTCCGATCGATTCTTGCCCTGAAGCCATCGCAAGATGCTGGGGCAGATCAGTTGCATAACCCAAACATGCCCGCATCTGAAGACCAGTCGCAACCATCTCCGGGGACTGCTCCACAAGCAGCCCCACCCGCCCCAGATCCGAACGCTTAAGAAAGGAGTAAACCTTCAAAATGGAAGCAGATTTCAGTGGCTATGCCACACGGAATGACATTGTTTGTACGGATGGGAAGACCATCAAGCCCAACTCCTTCAAACATCAAGACCAGACTCGAGTCCCTCTTGTTTGGCAGCACGAACATTCAGATCTCACGAAAGTTCTAGGACATGCAATCCTTGAGAATCGTGCAGATGGCGTTTATGCCTATGGGTTCTTTAATGAGACACCGATGGGCGAACACGCCAAGGAACTGGTTAAGCATGGCGACATTCGAGCAATGTCAATTTACGCCAACCAGCTCCAAAGGCAGGGAAACAACGTCCTTCACGGTAACATCCGGGAAGTCAGCTTGGTCCTCGCAGGGGCAAATGAGGGGGCTTACATTGACAATGTCAACATTCGACATGGCGACGATGTAACTGTCCTCGACAATGAAGTTCTCATTTTCACAGGGCTTGAGTTTGATAACTCAATCCACCATGCAGACAGTCAAGGAGATACCGTGAGTGACACCAAATCCGTGGAAGAGATCTACCACGAAATGACCGAAGAGCAGCAGAATGTAGTCAACTTCCTCGTTGGCGAAGCTCTCGACAGCACCTCTGATGGAGCAGCTGTTGAGCACGCTGCAGCCGCACCCGCACCCGCTGCAGCTGCTTCTGGAAAGACCGTTGAGCAGGTTTTCAACACCCTTTCCGAAGAGCAGAAGAACGTGGTTCACTACCTTATTGGTGAAGCACTGAATGCGCAGTCCGCAACCGCTAAGCACTCCGACGACGACTCCGACTCCCTCCAGCACAGCCAGAAAGGCAGCACCATGCGTAATGTTTTCGATCAGTCCGAATCTCGGGCACCCAAGGCGACTCTCTCTCACTCCGATCTCGAGACGATTGTGGCTAACGCTAAGCGTCCGGGCTCCACCTACAAGGAATCCTTCAACGATTTCATCGAGCACGCCACGTATGGCATCGAAGATATCGAATACCTGTTCCCGGATGCTCGCACCCTGAGCAACACCCCGGAACTCATTGCTCGTCAGACTGAGTGGGTCCCGAAGGTTCTGGATGCCACTAAGAAGTCCCCCTTCGCCAAGATCAAGTCCATCACGGCTGACATCACAGCCGAAGAAGCTCGAGCCAAGGGTTACGTCAAGGGCACTGAGAAGAAGGATGAAGTTGTCAAGCTCATGCGTCGCACGACCGGTCCGACCACGGTCTACAAGAAGCAGAAGCTGGATCGCGATGACATCATCGACATTACCGACCTTGATGTCGTTGCATGGCTGAAGTGGGAAATTCGCTTTATGCTCAATGAGGAAATTGCTCGCGCAATCCTCATCGGCGATGGCCGTGACGAACTGAGCGAAGACAAGATCAAGGACCCGGCAGGCGCTGTCGACGGCGTGGGTATCCGCTCCATCGCCAACGACCACGCCATGTATGCGCACCCGGTCGTTCTGGCAGCCAATGTTTCTGCCGAAGACTCGATCGATGAGGTCACTCGTGCACGTACGGAGTACCGTGGCTCCGGCTCGCCCACGATGTACACCACGGACAAGTTCCTCACGGATCTCTTGCTCCTCAAGGACAAGATGGGTCGGCGTCTGTATAACACTGAAGCCGAACTTGCCTCTGCCCTTCGGGTTAAGGATATCGTCACGGTTGAGGTTCTGAATGATGTTCCGGAAATTCTGGCCATCATTGTCAACCTCATTGACTACACGGTCGGTGCAAACAAGGGTGGCGAAATCTCGTTCTTCGAGGACTTCGACATTGACTTCAACCAGAACAAGTACCTGATGGAAACCCGCATCTCCGGTGCACTGACCCGTCCGAAGTCTGCTCTTGTTATCAAGCGTCAGCAGGGCACCGCAGCCACCCCGGCTGCTCCGTCCTTCAATGGTGGCACTAACACCATTACGATCCCCGCTACCACGGGCATCGATTACCGCGTTAACGGCGTGACCAAGTCCGCTGGTGCTGTTGTGATCACTGAGGACTCCGAGGTCGTTGCTGTGCCGAAGACGGGCTACTACATCCCGTTCGGCACCACGACCCGCTGGTCCTTCACCTTCACGGGCTAATCCTTCAAAATGGCAAGGTTTCGCGGAGTAATCGGATTCGGTGAAACGGTAGAAACAGTGCCGGGGGTATGGAAGGACGTCATCGTTGAACACACGTTTGGCGGTGACGTCCTTCTAGTTAGCCGACAGCTGGATAATACAGATAAAGTTAACCCCGATATTTCGGTATCTAACTCAATCAGTATTGTTGCAAATGCCTATGCCAACGAGAATTTCATGGAGATTCGATATATTCAATGGAAGGGGAAGCTGTGGACCATCAGCAAAGTTGATGTGCAGCCTCCCCGTTTGATATTGAGAGTCGGTGAAATCTACAATGGACAAAAGGCTCCAGCTCCAAGCAATCCTTGAGGGGCTTCTGGGTTCTAGGTCTGTATATTTCCAAGAACCCGGAGCTTCGCAAATGGTCTATCCGGCAATTGTCTATAAATTAGACAATGAAAAGACGGCCTTTGCGGATAACGCACCCTACCGAAGAACCAAGCGCTACATGGTAACCATTATTGACGAGGATCCCGACAGCGAGATTCCGGATAAGGTTGCAACAATGCCTATGACTAGCTTCTCACGACGCTTCACGGCAGACAAACTTAACCACACAGTATACAACCTTTATTTCTAGGAGAAATTAATGGTAGCAATTACTTGGGATGACCTCGAGAAGCGCACCTTTGAAAACGGTGTCGATCACGGCGTTCTCTACATCCCCAATGAAACTGGCGCATACCTGAATGGTGTTGCTTGGAATGGTCTCACGGCCATCACCGAGAAGCCCACTGGTGCTGAAGCCACGCCCACCTATGCTGACAACATCAAGTACCTGAACCTCGTTTCGGTCGAGACCTTTGAAGCTACGCTGGAGGCCCTCACCTACCCGAACGAATTCAACCAGTTTGATGGCTTCGCCGAGCCGGTTCCCGGTATTGTCGTTGGTCAGCAGGACCGTGGTACCTTCGGCCTGTCTTACCGCACTAAGGTCGGTAACGGCCTGAAGGCAGAGGCTGGCTACAAGCTACACCTGCTCTATGGCGCACTGGCCAAGCCGTCTGAGCGGGCCTACAACACGGTAAATGAGTCTCCGGAGGCAATGCCTCT